ACTTACACGAGCACAGTAAGCCATATGCTTCTCTGCATCTGGTGTAACACTAATCAATTTGACTTGATTATCTTGCATAGTCTTCTTCATCTCCGTCATAAAATACTTCGTCGTAATCAGTTAAGTAGGTTTTAATTTCTTCGTAATATGGGTCTTTAATATCAGTGTCAGAATTAATTTCTTCTTTAAGACATTCTACCAAAGACTCAAGATTTCTTACAATCAACTTAAGCTTTTCTCTATTCATTCATATGAACGCTGACAAAGCTAATTATAGACAAAAAAAAGGGAGGTGTCAATCCTCCCTGTCGTATTTAAAAACTTTTTCAAACCATTGCACTAGATGAATGCGATAACAAGACCAATAGCGACATCCTCGATATGTTAGAAGATAACAAGCAGGACCTCTACTGTCCTTGTCCGCATCATCATAGTGGTAATGGTAATTATCCATTACTTGTTTAGCAATAGAACTTCAAAATAAATTAGATAAATGAATGCTGTTGATGCACCTGCAATAGCTGCAATGGTAGCAATCACTTTCCTGCTCCTGCGTTTGCAAGCAGTGCCTGGTGACGACGTTGCTCTTTTTGCTTTTGCTCTTTAATGAGTTGAAGTACGTTGAGTTTTTGCATCACTTATGTCCCTCCTTTACGAACTTAACACCACGATAGGTTTCGTTGTACTGTTGGGGTTGCTGCATCATTTGCTGTTGATACTCCAGACGCTTCTGGGTATCATATTCGATGCCACGGTATACTACTTTAGCCATTAGGATTTTCCTCCAGAATGAGATTTTTAGGCCCCGTTCCTTCGGGCGGTTTGCGTTCGCTATTTGCGAATAGCGAATGAACGTACCGTTCCGCCGTCCTACTTGCGTCGGATTTCTCCGATGAACGTAAGGTCATAATAGACCCGTTGAACTATGTAGTCAAGTAGGTTTGTAAAATGTTATACCAATTTTATTATTTCTTAATCTTGGTTCTTTCTATTATATTGATGCCACTTGCACCAACCATCGGGTGAGATCTTACCACTCACTGCAGTGCAAGCGTTCGGTGGTCTCCACATATTGCAGTTAGAGCACTTCTCATTTCCCTTTGGTTCATTAATATAACCAGCAGTTCTTTTTGAAGATTTCTCTTCTTCAGATAAGAATTCTTGAAAGGATTTCATTCCTCTATCTCCCAACACTTTTCAAATCTATGTCTCATCTCATTTAACTTCATTTCTTCCCAATAAGTTAAAAGATGGTGATTAATTTCTGTTTCTTCTTCTGTAAACTTTAAACGATATTTGTTTTTAATATTAACCACTTTAAGCATGTCATCCATAAAAGTTGTTGGCATATCCAAAAACTCTTCGTATGTCATCAGTCTCTTTGTCTCCAGTCGTCTGGTTTATCTCCACCAAAGAAATCAATAATATCATCCACGCCATTGAAACGAGTTCTATGATTGGTTGGATCAGGATCCCCCAGGTCCAAAGCATTCATAAATCCATCAAGACTGTCTTCTGTCATATCTGGATTTGCAGCACGGCGTCTAGCTTGCCTCAAAATGGTTGCAGCAGAACGATTTGACTTAGCAAGTTTTTCAGCCCAAATCATCTCACTTAACTCTACTGATTCGCCTTTTACAATACATTCGCAAATTGCTTCAAGGCGTAAACGATACTGAGTAGAGAGCATGTTTAATCTCCGTATAGGTTTATTTATTAATATGGGAGTGATTTTAATCCATCCAAAACACCCTGAAACCTTTCAGCACGACTTTTATGGTGCTCTACATTTTCTTCAAGGACACTTACGATATCATCTAGAACAACATCTAAAGAAGCATCAGTGTCAAAATATTTTTGGATTGCTTCGGCAAGATATCTGCGCCTACTCCATTCCATACTATAGGGTTTGTAGTCCATGATAAATTGTATATTTGGATTGATTCTACACCTTCTTTACTAATCTGTCAACGCTCTATGTAACTAAGCGTGTGATTAGATGCAGATAGTTGGTGAATGATAATGTCGCATCCAATCTTGGGATTGCAATCACCACAGGTATATACATCCACCGCTGCCTTACCTTCCTCAGGCCAAGTATGAATACTAATATGACTTTCCGATAACAAACAAATTACAGTAACACCCTGTGGTTCAAACTTCTTCGAGATAGTCTGAATCACAGTAGCACCACTTGCAACTGCTGCGTTTTCTAATAAGTCTATAAGACAACGCTCGTCGTCCAAAAGGACAAACGAGCATCCATATAAGTTAAGAAGATAATGCTTTCCCATTTATCGTGGATTATCCTCCACTTCCTTTAGCAAATCACTAATATAAGTTTCTGTTCCATCCATAGTTTTAACTTCAAAAATTGAAGACCTTTGATATTTTTTAATTTTTTTGTATTGTTTTAGAAGTTTTTTTACTTCATCTTTGTAAATAGATACTTCTATTTTTTCTTCACTAAAACCTTCACTCATCTTTTTTTCTTTTTCTCAGGTTGTTTATATCCCCAAAGTTTGGGACTCACTCTACCATATCCAAAATCAATTTTTTGAACTGCACCAGGACCATACTTATCATAATACATATCAAACAGATTCACTCTCTTTGCAGCTCTGGTTAAATCAATATGCTCATCTCCATTCACAATATACCAAATCAAATAAGCATCATTTGGAAATGAAGAATCTTTTGCTTTGTCTAGAGTTGTTTTTTCCAGAAGAATTTCACATCCATATTCATGTGGCAGAACTAGTTTTTGATTATCAGTGTATTCTGCCATTTTAATATCTTCTCCAACAACTACTGTCATGAACGGCCACCCCAGGTGATATCAGGGTATGCTTCTTTAACATTCTCAAATGTTATCTTATATTTATCGGTAAGTTTCTTATCTTTAGTTAGAATCAACAATTCTGCTTCTCTAGGATGAAGACCCTGAAGAAGATTAATAAACATCATCTCTCTACGAATTGTAGTCAGAGTATTATTTCCACCCTTAACATAATGATAAAGGTTTTGATACTCTCTACGCAAAGATGTGCGCCCTCTACCATCAAGGTCTTGGCCTGTAGCAGATTCTCCACCTAGAGATTCTCTCCTCAGGTTTTCTGACAAAGATCCAGAGTAAACATTTTGGTCTTTTAGATCACCATAAGGAACATCACCTTCAGGTAGAAGTGAAATTACCGTTTCATCAAAGTTCCAAATAAAAATAGTTTTAAGGGATGGGTGGTCGTATGTTTTTAAAACTTCTACTTTTTTAGAACTACTTCTCTGTTTAGATGCAAGTTCTAAAATCTCAAATACAAAAGGATTTGATGGAAGACTTTCGATGGGTTTTTCAATCGCTGTCTTCGTCTTCTTCGTCGTCGTAGTCGTAGCCATAATCGTTCTCAAATCTCACTGCTAAAATTTCGTCTGGTATTACATTCCCATTTGAATCAAACATCTCTGGGTGTGTATAAACTGGTTGAGTTTGGTAGAAGTGTTCCTTTGCCAACCACCCTACTACTCCTCCTACAAAAAAGAACATGATTGAAACTAATGTTCCTATAGTTAGAGTTACTGCTAACATTTGTCTTCTCCAGAGAGTTTACTTTTTCCTTATGTCAAAGTGAATGTCGATAAAGAAGTGGAACTCTCTCTTCAGAAGAGAGACCATTTTACCAAACTTCACTTGAAAAGTTTTTGGTTTTTCTGGTCTTCTCCTATTGCGTAGTAATAACTCAACACCCCTATTAATTTGGGGTTCTGATTTATTTAGTTTGCTTTTTGCGTCTCCCTGGTCTTTTGTCATGACTATACTTCCAGGCATCTTCTAATATACCATAAAGGTAATTTCTAATTTTTCTTGCTTGTGGTTTTGGAATATGTCCGTATCCTTCCCGAAGTTGTTTATGCATCTCATCAGAACCACCTTCAAGGTAGTCATCAAGGTCCATTACTAAATTATTAATTTCACTTGCGGTAGAACTTTCAATAAACTCTTCAACCTCAACTCTTTTTGTTCCACGAACTTTTAAATAATCATAAAACTTTAATACAAATTGTCCGTTGAAAGCATAGTCGATAGCTTTCTCTACATCATTGTAAACTTCGTGAAAATTAGTTTCCATTAAACTAGATTTTGCTCCTGTAGATATTGAACTGTATCGGAACAACCTCCAATATGTTTTTCATCCAAGATGACTTGGGGGAATGTTGAACCTGTTCCAAATTCTGCATAGAATTCTTCGCGGGTAAAATCAACACCTAGTTTATATACCACATGTTGCAATTCTGCCAATTCTAGCACTTGTTGAACTTTGGTGCAATACGGGCAACCATCTTTTGAATAAACTGTGAACTTCATAATTTTTTATAAACTGAAAGTTATTTAGCGTTAACTGGAACTCCTCGACCTTCGGGAAGCCACACTTGCTGCTGAAGTTCTACTGGTTGCAGTTCTTCTTTCGCTGCTGGTAGTCCTTGTTGACCTGGAAGTTGTTTATCTGTTGTTGATGTGATTGTAATTACTTGATCCATAATGAACTTCTGTTTTCGGTAAGTTCTTCTATCAGGGTCAAAACTTACCATCATAAGCGCGTCGTGTTCTTCTCCACAGTGAGAGATAACTCTACCTGTAGTTTTGTCAGTCACCACCCAATAATCATACATTCTCTTTCTTCTGACTCTTTGTATTATAGGTTTCTTTTGCCGGTCTGTAAAGTTTTGGCCAAGTGTCTCTAATAATTTCAGCAAGTTTGTAAGGTGTTTCTGAAGTAATCATTTTAATAACGAGATGGTATGTATTCTATATCTCCTACAATATTTTCTAGCATTACTCCATATTCTTTGAACCTTTTGTCGCCAGCAATAAAGCATCTCTGACGCATCCATACCGCATCGGCAAGAAGTTTAATCTGGTCTTCCGTGAGTGTTAGGGTTTTCATTTTAGTTTTGCGACTTTTCTATGTAGTTACTTGACAAAATACATGCGACGACGATACTGCTCACCAGGGCAGTTTTCTAAGTGCTCAATCTCTTCATCTGGGAGAAAGTTAACGCCACCAAGAAGTTTAGCACCAATAAAGATTTCTGCAGATTTTTCACACATCAGAGTAGCAGCAGCACAATCCTTTTGGTAAGGTGATGCTGTGATAATACCATGATTCTCCAGAAGAATCAACTTAGGAAAGTATCCATAGTCATCTACAAAATCACCAACATACTTGTCTACATTTTGAAGTAGACGAGCTCCAGGGGGAGCATAAGGAACTAAACATGACAATACACCATTCCTTACGATCTGGTCTGGAAACCATCTTTGAGTAGCGAAATCATTTATCGCAGGAGAGCAGAGTATCTGGGTTGTCTTTGGTGGATGAGTATGAGCGATATAGTTAATCTCTGGAAAGTGCTTCATAATCCATGCATGAAAAAGCACTTCAATACTTGGTTTCTTTTGTTCTGGTTTTAATTGTTGAGCATCAGTATTCACCAGAACTAAATCTTCTTCTGATAATGTATGGAGACTTGTGCCACTTGCTTTGATTAGAAAAGTATCTTCAGTTTTTCTTTCTGATACGTTACCTTCACCACATATAGTATAGTCAGCAATTGTGTGTGCTAAGTCTAAAAGCATCGTTAAGTATTGTAAAAAATTATTTAGAAATTGCTTACCAATAGAGCATTCCAAGTGTCATCAATACAAAACAAAGAACAGTGAATACTAAGATACTTATTCCCATCCATATAACCCAACTGGGAATATCTTCTTCTTCGTGATTATGAGACATTTATTTTAATAATGATAATGGTCAGTGAGTGATACAAGAGTCATAAAAATCCCAAAGAGAATAAAAAATATTAGGATTCCAAACATAAAAAAAGGAGTTCCAGAGAACTCCTCTATTTATTTTAAAGTGCATTACCTCGCGGTAGAACTTCCTCTGGGAACACAAAATTCTCATGAGGCTGGTCTACTGGAGCCATCCAAGCACGAAGGCCTTCATTTAATAGAATGTTCTTTGTGTAGAACGTCTCGAACTCCGGATCCTCCGCCGCACGAACTTCTTGAGATACAAAGTCGTAAGCACGAAGATTAAGAGCGAGTCCAATGATACCGATACTAGAGGTCCATAAACCCATGACGGGAACAAAGAGCATAAAGAAATGCAACCAACGCTTGTTACTAAAAGCAATACCGAAAATCTGTGACCAGAAACGGTTAGCAGTAACCATCGAATAAGTTTCCTCCTCTTGCGTGGGTTCAAAAGCTTTGAAAGTGTTTGCTTGGTCGCTATCTTCATAGAGAGTATTCTCCACAGTAGCACCGTGAATAGCACAGAGCAGAGCACCACCTAGGATACCTGCCACTCCCATCATATGGAAGGGGTTGAGTGTCCAGTTGTGGAACCCTTGAAGGAACAGCAGGAACCTGAAGATTGCTGCCACACCAAAAGAGGGAGCGAAGAACCAAGATGATTGACCCAGAGGGTACATCAGAAACACGCTGACAAATACAGCGATAGGACCAGAGAATGCGATTGCATTATATGGTCGGATGCCAACCAGTCGAGCAATCTCGAACTGCCGAAGCATAAATCCGATTAAGCTGAAAGCGCCGTGTAGTGCCACAAAAGTCCAGAGTCCCCCAAGTTGGACCCAGCGGACGAAATCTCCCTGAGCTTCAGGACCCCATAGGAGTAAGAGGCTATGTCCAAGAGCATCAGCAGGAGTGCTGACAGCAGCAGTAAGAAAGTTACACCCCTCCAAATATGAAGACGCAATGCCGTGGGTGTACCAACTGGTAGCAAAGGTGGTTCCTGTAAGCCAACCGCCAAGAGCGAGATAAGCTGTAGGGAAAAGGAGAAGGCCAGACCAACCGACAAAAACAAACCTATCACGCTTAAGCCAATCATCGAGAACATCGAACCACCCCCTTTGTTGAATTGGTTGTTGTAAAGCAGAAGATACCATTTATAACCTCCGAAAAAGAAAGGGGTCCGAAGACCCCCAGTGATTAAGTTTTAACTAACTCAACCGATTGCAGGTGCAGTGAGAGCAACAGGAGTGTTCTCAGCAGCAGCGAGATCGAGAGGGAAGTTGTGAGCGTTACGCTCATGCATCACTTCCATTCCAAGACCAGCACGGTTCAGAACATCTGCCCAGGTGTTGAGCACACGACCCTGACTGTCAAGGATAGACTGGTTGAAGTTGAATCCATTCAGGTTAAATGCCATGGTGCTAACACCAAGCGCCGTGAACCAGATGCCAACTACAGGCCAAGCAGCAAGGAAGAAGTGAAGTGAACGTGAGTTATTAAAGGAAGCATATTGGAAAATAAGGCGTCCGAAATAACCGTGAGCAGCAACGATGTTGTAGGTCTCTTCTTCTTGACCGAACTTGTAACCATAGTTCTGTGACTCATTCTCAGTGGTTTCACGAACTAGTGAGGAAGTAACCAGAGAACCGTGCATAGCACTGAACAGAGAACCACCGAAGACACCAGCAACTCCAAGCATGTGGAAGGGGTGCATCAGGATGTTATGTTCTGCCTGGAACACAAGCATATAGTTAAAGGTGCCAGAGATACCAAGAGGCATAGCATCAGAGAAAGAACCTTGACCGAAAGGATAGACCAGGAATACTGCGGATGCAGCAGCAACAGGGGCGCTGTAAGCAACACAGATCCAAGGACGCATACCTAGGCGGTATGAAAGTTCCCACTCACGACCCATATAGGCATAGATGCCAATGAGGAAGTGGAATACAACGAGTTGGAAAGGACCACCGTTGTAGAGCCACTCATCTAGGGAAGCAGCTTCCCAGATGGGGTAGAAGTGCAGTCCAATTGCATTGGACGAAGGAACAACAGCACCGGAGATGATGTTGTTTCCGTACATTAAGGAACCAGCAACAGGTTCGCGGATACCATCAATGTCCACAGGGGGAGCACCGATGAATGCGATGATGAAGCAAGTTGTTGCAGCAAGCAGGCAGGGAATCATCAGGACTCCAAACCAACCGACATAAAGACGATTATCGGTTGAAGTAACCCAGTTGCAGAACTGTTCCCAAGTATTTAATTGTCGTTGTTGTGAAATTGTAGCAGTCATTTTTTAAAAAGTAAGTAGATCCATCAGGGAAATGGTGGAGATACTTATTTCCTAGACACCCTAAGTCTAGGATATGAGAGACGTGTTTATACTCCCCATAGGTCTCGGTTAGTGGGAGTTACAAAGATTAAGGAACTGTTACATTCCTTAACCTGTTGATGTATTTATCATAACACTGTTTTGAAACCCTGTCAATGAGCCCACCCTCTAAGGTGGCGCGGTATAAATAAACACCCTTTATTCTAAATAATTAAAACTGCTTTCCCACCAATGCCAAGGGAATGGA